CAGATCAAACAACTGTAGTAAATGATTTGGTTGCAATTGCAAGCTCAACACGTAAAGATTGTGTTGCAGTTACTTCACCAAACAGAGCAGCTGTTATTAATAACAACGGTTCTGAAGTAACAGACATCGTATCAGGGGCAGCTAACTTTACTCGCTCTTCATACTTAATTGCTGACGGCAACTACTTGAAAGTATATGACAAGTACAATGATCAATACATCCATATTCCTGCTGCTTCTTCAACAGCTGGTCTAATGGCAGCAACATCAGTGAATGCTGCACCTTGGTTCTCACCAGCAGGTACACGTCGTGGTCAATACTTGGGTGTAACATCACTTGCATATGCCGCAAACAAATCAAACAGAGATACGCTGTATAAAGCAGGTATCAACCCAATCTCCAATATTCCAGGACAAGGTATCCTGCTATATGGTGATAAGACTCACCTATCAAGACCATCTGCATTCGATCGTATTAATGTTCGTAGATTGTTCTTGACAATCGAAAGATCTATTTCTGAAGCAGCGAAATCAGTAATCTTTGAATTCAATGACGAGTTTACTCGTTCAGAATTTGCTGGTATTGTCGAACCATTCTTGAGAGAAATCCAAGGTGCTCGAGGTATCACTGATTTCCGTGTTGTTTGTGACGAAACAAACAATACTCCTGCAGTTATAGACAGAAACGAATTTGTTGCTAGCGTCTTTATCAAGCCAGCCCGCTCAATCAACTACATTACACTAAATTTTGTAGCTGTGAGATCCGGTGTTGACTTCGAAGAAGTCGTTGGAACAGTATAAGTAGCACTGAAGGAGAAATAAAACATGGCTATTCTTAGAGTAGACGACTTTAAAGCTGCCTTAAAAGGTGGCGGTGCTAGACCCAATCTGTTCCAGGCAACTATCACGTTTCCTGGTGCGGTAAACGCTGGTGGCGATATTGCTCTTACCACATTTATGTGTAAAGGCGCACAATTGCCAGCTTCAGTTATGTCCCCAATTCCTGTCGGCTTCCGTGGTCGTCAAATTCAAGTTGCGGGTGATAGAACGTTTGAGCCTTGGACAGTAAACATTATCAACGATACTGACTTTACTGTTCGTAACTCAATGGAGCGTTGGATGAATGCAATCAATGCACATTCTGCAAACACAGGACTTACAAATCCTGCGTCTTATCAAGCAGATATGTATGTTGATCAACTTGACAAAGACGGATCAGTATTGAAAAAATACGCATTCCGTGGTGCATTCCCAACAAATGTTAGCGCGATTGATCTAGCATATGACAACAACGATACTATCGAAGAGTTCACAGTTGAGTTCCAGATTCAATACTGGGAAGCTGTAACCACTTCGTAAAAATCGAATAAATAGTAGAATGGAGGAGAGAAATCTCCTCCACTCATTAATCTAAGGAATTATCATGGCAGAAGATAGTATCAAGTTATTCGGCTTTGAAATTAGACGAAGCAAAGCCGCTGAACAAGAAGAAAAGAAAAAAGTATCCATTGTTCCTAAAACAGATGACGATGGTGCGGGATACGTTACTGCTTCTGTTTCTGGCCACTATGGACAATACGTTGATATAAATGGCGACCAAGCAAAAGATAACCACCAATTAATCATGAAGTATCGTGGTATTGCGATGCATCCCGAAGTTGATATGGCAATTGAAGATATTGTAAATGAATCTATTATTGCTGGTGGCATGAATGATGACATTCAAATTAAGCTGGATAAGGTTGATGCTCCAGCAGGCATTAAAAAGACAATCACCGAAGAATTCAATAATGTTTTAAATCTACTTAACTTTAGTGAACACGGTCATGATATGTTCCGCCGTTGGTATGTAGATGGAAGAATCTATCACCACCTTGTAGTCAACGAAGAAAACCCTAAAGCAGGTATTCAAGAAGCTCGTTACATTGACACAGTTAAGATTCGTAAAGTTAAAGAAGTACAGACACGTAAAGATCAGCAAACAGGCGCTAAAATTATTGATAAAGTGGATGAGTACTTTATCTATCAAGAGAAGCCTGGACAGCAGAACAGTGGCATCAAGATCGCTGGAGATGCGATTAGCTATGTAACCTCTGGTCTACTAGATGAAACACGTAAGAAAGTTGTTTCACATTTACATAAGGCAATTAAACCGGTAAATCAGTTAAGAATGATGGAAGACAGTCTTGTCATTTATCGTTTAGCTCGAGCACCGGAACGTCGTATTTTTTATATTGATGTAGGTAACCTTCCAAAAGGTAAAGCTGAAGAATATATGACAAACATTATGTCAAAGTATCGTAACAAGCTTGTATATGATGCTGCTACTGGTAATATTAAAGACGACCGTAAGCATATGTCAATGCTTGAAGATTTCTGGCTACCTCGGCGAGAAGGCGGGAGAGGCACTGAAATCTCCACTTTGCCGGGAGGTGAAAACCTCGGCCAAATTGAAGATATTCTGTATTTCCAAAAGAGAGTTTATCGCTCTTTAAACGTTCCCGTAAATAGACTAGAACAAGAATCAGGGTTTAACCTTGGAAGAACTACAGAAATTTCAAGAGATGAAATTAAATTTCAAAAGTTTATTGATAGAGTCCGTAAAAAGTTTTCATGGCTCTTCCTTGGCATTTTGAAAAAACAGCTTCTTCTTAAAAATATTATTACAGAAGAAGATTGGGATAACTGGAAATATAATATTTCTGTTGACTATTCTCAAGATAACCACTTCTCTGAGTTAAAAGATAACGAAATTTTAAGAGAAAGAATCCAGACTCTAGATCTAATGTCACAATATGTTGGTACATACTTCTCACAAGATTATGTTATGAGAAACGTATTGCAATATAGTGATGAAGACATCGCAAAAATGCAAAAGCAAATTAAGACTGAAGAGCCTATTGAACCACCTGAAGACGAAGGTTAATATATGGCTGACATTGTTGGATATAAAACGTCTACCGGTACAATAGGTACCCTTAAGACGCAGGCAGCTCTCACATTTAATTACGACGTAGATTACATCGATTTTACGATGATTTTAGATGTGCCTGATGTTCCAACAAGAGCAAGAGGTTGGTTTGCAAAGACGCCATACTTTAATGGGTTCCATCTTTCTGAACAGTATAATGTTAGAGTATATTTAAATGAAGGAGACTCTGCTGATTTATCTCTACAGTCTGGAACTTCGAGAGACATTATAAATTTATTGAATGGCCAGTTTATTACACTGGACACATTATTTAATTTTAATGTTGCAAGAGAGGTGTTTACACCAGAAGACTCAGATTCAGCTGTCATAGTTGATTCAGATTATGTTCCACCAGATTCCGATGTTATCTTAAGCATTGATTCTGCGGGGGCATTAAATATTGGTAACGCGTTTAAGATTGGAAATTGGACTTTAGAACAATACCAAGGTGATTTTTATATCACACAAACAGATACCGCAAATAGAATATTGAGAATTGATAGTGATGGTACAGTAAATGTAAATGGAACATTCACAGAAAATGGCGATACAATATACGACAACATCTTGTCTACCGTTGATTCGGCATATGTAAGTGCAAGAGTTACATTGGATTCAAATGCTCTTGATGAGCTATCCACATTTATTGATTCCGACTTTCTTAATAGTGTTATTGATAGTGACTACATTAATAATCGTCTCGACTCAAGCTTTGTTACAGGCATTGTTGATTCAGATTATGTCAAAGATCGCCAGACAGATGGCGGTGCAGACGAAATTATTTCTGGTGGCGATTATTAATTATCACTCGTTGAAATATAATTTTATATAAATAAATCCAAATAGGAGAAAAATATGGCTGATATTGAAAATTTTATTGATGCAATGATTAACAAAGATCACGTTCGTTCGAACGAGATGTTTGCTGATCTAATAGGCCAAAAGGTTGACGCGGCTCTTGATGCTGAAAAGGTAGCAGTAGCTAGTAATATCTTTAATACTGTTGAAATTACTAATGATGATATTTTAGATGATGAATTAGAAGCTGCAGCTGATAAAGCATTAGAAGATGAAGAGTTCACGGAATATGAATTTGGCGATGGTGATGGTGAAGAAGAAGAACCAGCCGAAGAGCTCGAAGATGAAGAAGTTTAAAAACTTACGTGAAAACGTAGTATATAATAAAAAGATTAACAGAGTACCTGTTAAGATCGTTAAAAACGGAAACAAGTTTGACGCTTTTGTAGATGGCGACAAACTTGATTCTTATGCTTCTCAAAAGGAAGCTGAAAAAATGGCGGCTGAGTTCGTCAAACAATATAAAGGTTAAAACTATGAAGCTGATTGCAGAATACTTAGATCAAGAATTAAATGTAATCACTGAGGCTAATAGCAGCGGTGAGAAGTCATATACTATTGAAGGTATTTTTGCTCAGGCTGAAGGTAAAAATCGTAACGGTAGAATCTATCCTAGACCAATTATGGAAAAGGCTGTTGATAAATACGTTACGGAAC